GAACCATTGCGGTCTCTATTCCACTCGCCACAACCGCTCTTACAGCGTAGTAGCCCATGAACCAACCTCATTTCATCGTATTTTCTTTCCTTCTTTGGTTTTGGATTTTTTCTTATCATAAACTTCTCACATACTCCTCCATCACATTTGGAGCATTTACATGATGTCCTAAACTCATCAACTAAATACACTTTGTATTTGTTTTTGCGGAGCAAACTTCTCATTACTATTCCTAATGTTGGTTCTTTGTATTTCATTTGTTGGCGTTGTTCCCAATCGCCTATACAAATAATAACATCCTGTGGATTTCCATAGATTTTCCTAAAATTGCTAATCATATGTTGTTCGTTGCGTTTGATATTGATATGCTTACCAAATTTTAATTTACGAAATAGCTCTTTTTTGTAAAATCCAAATAACAAATTATTTATTCGGTTCTTTTCATTTACATATGTCTTGAACTTATCTATTTGAAGTGTTTTGCGATTGTATTTGGATAACTCTGTTTCATATTCAATAACACTTTTTCCTTGTATTTTATTTGTTTTCATAGCAAGAATAATATTATTATATTTTTTCATTTTGGTTTCTTTCCTTCGTTGATTTTGTGAATATCGAAAAACATTTGCATCTTTGGAAGCATCATCCACACAATAAATTAAGTCTTCCTTTCCTGGATCGACCGCAACAATTTTCTTATTTTGTAATGATGAATAATCATTTAGTTCATCAATATACAATTCATGAGATACACCCTTTTTAGAACTTGGTAATCTTTTCCCAACCAAATCGTCTCGTATGAATAATACGGAAACTCCCACACCATCGGTAGAAATCATATGATGGAATAAAAACCCATTTTTATGAAACACCTTCTTTTCCGTGCGAAAAAAGAACTTCCATATTTTATCTTCGTGTTTCTTGGTATTGCCTTGATTGTTGTAATCACTTTTCTTTCCTTGTTCTTTTCGTAAAAGCAAATATACTAATGTAATTGTATCTAACCGAATATAACCAGGAGCAATACTGCTTCGTAGTGGAAATACATTACTTATAGTTTCCAATTCATTTTCCACTTGTTTCATCATCTCAATCATACAAGGAAAATAATCCATTGGTTTACATTTCAAATCATAATAGATGCTTTGTTTTTGGAACTTTTCTTTGTTAGGAAGAATGTGCTTCTTTTGTTGAGTAATCCAACTATGGTAATAGGATTTGGATGTATAAGCAACTTTACTATCTACATTCAATAAATCATTCTTTATCAGTCTTAGTTCCTTTTCCAAATATCTAATTCGTGCATCCTTTTCTTTTTTGGTATGAAATAACCTTCGTATTTTTTCAACAAGCATCTTCTTCTTCCAAACAACATTTACAAAGCGTTCTACGTAATCAACGTAATGTAATTGGATGTTATTTTCATACATAGTCATAATATCCTCGCATAAATAAGAAAGCACATTACTCATATATTCATAATCCAATTGTTCTTGTTGTGTATATGGGTTGTAATGTTCTCTATAGAAAGCAGTAAGTTTGTCTTTGAGTTCAACCGTTTCTTTCTTGGGTGGTTTTCCCGTGTTGGTATGCTTTTCCCCACAAACAACTTTCATAACATTCAAAATCAATACCTTATCAATATCGGGTAATGTATGATTATTCGTTTCGTAATGATGAAGGATATACAATTTTAGGAATTGTAAAGTATGAATAACGATTTTATGTGCCTTGATAACCACCTCATTAATTTTGGTTGTGTTTATTTCATTGTGTTTCAGTATGCTTTTCAGCGAGGTTTTGACTGATTTGAAAAACTCAGGAGGTTTTTCTTTTGGAGTTTCCATCCTATACACTTACTAAATATTTTATTTTTAAGTTGTTAAATACAATTAACTACTTATTCCTAAATATTCTCATCATTTTGTTTTTCTTCATTTTCCTTTTTGAGTTTTTCTTTTCTTAGTAAATATGATTGTCTGTTATATTCCTTTCTTTGCTCTGGTGTAGATTTGTAATTTGTTTTCTTCTTATATTCACTTACACGATGTTTATGTTCGTCTTTATGTTTTTCATAATAAACTTTATTGCTTGACGGTGCTGTATATTTTTTGAGATGTTCTTTTGTTGATTGTAATTCTTCTTTTAGTTTAGCATTCTCTTCTGATAATTCTTTAATTTTAGCTTGATTATCCATTACGATACTATATATAATAAAAAATATTTATATAATTTTCATTATATTTGTTCAGACAAATTGTGCGAACTTAAATCTTCAAAGGTGTAAAAGTAATGATTATAAATTAACTGCTGTAAATTATTATTTAGTTGAAGATAAAACACAAGAAGAAGTATGTAAAATATTTAAATGTTCTCGTAGAAGTTTAATGCGATGGGTTGAAAGATATGAAAATGATGGTAATGTTAATATTCATTATATACATTCAATCAGCAAAATACTATATTTTCCAGAGAGATTTTGAAAAATTATCTGGCTCTACCATTTGTCGGAAGAATGGATGATATCTGGCCTGCATATTATATTAGTGCGATGGGATATAGTATTGTGTTCCATAAAGCAACTGTATTTCAAGATAGAAACGTCCAAAACTTGACAAAAAATCTTACTGATGAATTTTTCGGTTATGAAAATACACTGAATATGTTAAATGATGTTAAAAAAGACATAACTCAATTTGAAAAATATCTTCCTGAAAAAGCATTGAATGTATGGAACTTATATAGAAAATGTATTTCAGATATCAACAATGACAATAACAAATTGTAAAAATATAATATTAAATATATTGTTTAATATAATAATAATAAATATGTCAGCCGATAATGAAAAAAAAATAACATATTCTACTTGTTTTTATCAATTAAAAAACAAGTTTACAAGTGATGTTTATTTTGAATGGATGGATAATATGCTCTCTCAAGTGAACCAATATTATTTAGTCATTTATACAGATAAAGAAACAGAACCCTTCTTTCAAAAATATACATCAAATAAAAATATTCTATTAGTGATTAAACCGATGGAGAAGTTTAAATTATATAAATACAAAGAGAAATGGATTTCTAATCACGAGAGAAATTACGAATTAAAAGATAAAGTATCGTGGGAGGTGAATATGTTATGGAATGAAAAAATCCATTTCGTATGTGAAACAAAAAAGAAAAAGTATTTTGATACTCCATTTTATGGTTGGTGCGATATAGGATATTTTCGAAATAGACCGAATGATATGAATAAAAAAGAATTAGAAAACTGGTCTCATCCATCAAAAATGGATAGTTTAAATAAGAATAAAGTGTATTACGCTTTACTTCATAACGATAGCAATTATATAAATCAACTTTTTAAATTAATACTAAATAAAAATAAAGTTGGATTACCAGATCAACCTATACCTGCTCATCAATTATCTATTGCTGGTGGTTTCTTTATCACTCACAAAGACAAATTAGAAATGTGGAGAGATTATTATTATTCAAAATTGGATCTCTATTTTAATTACAATTATTTAGTGAAAGACGACCAAATTATCTTAGCAGATTGTATTTTCTCTCGTATGAGCGATTTTAAATTGATAAAAGAAAATAATCCAAAATATGATAATTGGTTTTTATTTCAACGTTATTTAGTAGAGGATAAAATATAATATAGAAACAAACTATTTTTATATATTATACATATAAAAATGATTAGTATTTTAATGCCTATTTATAATGGTATTAATTTTATTGATGATTCTGTTGGTAGTATTCTCTCACAAACATATACGGATTGGGAATTATTAATTGGTATTAATGGACATCCAGAGAATTCAGAAGTATATCAAATTGCGAAAAAATATGAATCGCGAGATCCACGTATAAAAGTATATGACTTTCCACACTTGTCAGGAAAATCACCAACATTAAATGAAATGGTATTATTATGCAAAGCCGACCACGTTGCACTACTTGATGTTGATGATGCATGGGGAAAATATAAATTAGAAGTTCAATCCAAATATATGGGTGTTTTTGATGTCATCGGGACAAAATGTATTTATTTCGGAGATATAAATGGTGTTGTTCCAGACCTTCCATTAGGACATATAAACAATTTCAACTTTTACAAATTCAATCCGATTATTAATAGTAGTTCTATGATTCGTAAAGAGTTATGTCATTGGGAAGACAATGGTATTGAAGATTATGACCTATGGTTAACATTATGGAAAAAAGGAAAACAATTTTACAATTGTGATAAAATACTTGTAAAACACCGCATTCACAGTACATCGGCATTCAATTCTAAGGGACATCATCTAAAAGTTAATGAATTAATACAAAAACATTATTCTTCTTCTTCTTCTTCTGTATAGTATTGGTATGGTATTGGATTAAATAAATATATAAATAATAAAATAAAAAATATATAAATGTACGGATTGGGTAAATAGTAACACAAAACAAATTTTCCAATCTTGGATTCGAAAACCGATTTTGGACATTTATAAATGTCCAAAACGTCAAAACGGGTTTAGAATTGGACCAAAAACTTCACTTTTTTCACTTTCAGAGCATAATGCTCTCATTTTTTTAATAATCCGAAAAAACGCCTTACGATAAACTTTTCGGATTATTTTGTTGGGGTAGTGTATATGTTTAGGGACATTTATACCAAAGTATCATCAAATTGTCAAGAAAAAATAGATTATGATTTATCTAGTGGTATCATAGAAACTATATATAATAACACAGATGATGAAATAAAACTCGCATATATAAAAATGGACGTTAATTCAATATATAAAACGACTACAAATATGGTGTATGAAAATATAGTAATTAACGAAGAAGTATTACCAGATGAAAAATATCGTAAAAAGTCGCATACCAAAGTGAATTATGTCTGTGAAATGTGTAATTATAAAACTTGTATAAAATGTAATTACAATAAACATATAATGTCATCATTACACAAGAAGATAAATAAAATGAAATCGGATAATTCTTTTTGTTGTAAAATATGTAATTATTCTACAAATCGTAAAAATGATTATGATAAACACATGGATACAAAAAAACATATATCAAAAGTTGACGATTATAAAAACCCTAAAAATAAAATAGATATAAATCAATTTTTTACAGATAAAGATAATAATAAAATAGATATAAATTTGTTGAAAGATGATATTACTTCTATCATCATAAAAGAAATCAAATGTATGAACGAACAAAATAAATTATTATTGGATATCGCGAATAAACAGACAACGATAAATAATAATAACAATCAAACAAACAATCAACAGTTCAATCTTAATTTTTTCTTGAATGAGACGTGTAAAGATGCGATGAACTTGAGCGATTTTCTTGAGAATATGCATGTATCTATGGAGGATATGGAGAAAACGGGTGAGCTTGGCTTTGCCAAAGGTATGAGTCGCATTATAATGAATAATCTGAATGCATTAGACGTATGTAAAAGACCTATTCACTGCAGTGATGTGAAGAGAGAAACATTGTATGTGAAAAATAATGGTGTATGGGAAAAGGAAACCGAAGACAGAAAACGTACAAAGGAAATCATTTATAAAGTGTCTTGTTTAAATGAAAGACAATTAATAAAATGGAGAGATTTACCCAGAAATAAAGGATATGAAAAATCCGAACATATGAAAAACGATGAATTTATGAATCTCGTTATGGAGATTAATAAAATGAGAGATGAAGAGATTGACAAGGTGATTACATCAATAAGCAAATGTGTTGCAATTGACAAGGACAAGGTCAAAGACAAGGTGAAAATGAGTGGATACTTAGATTAAAATACTTTTTATCATAATACTTTTTATCATAATACTTTTTATCATAATACTTTTTATCATACAATACTAATCCAACATCAAATGATTATAATCTGTATAACGATTTTCTATAGTACTAAAATTAGGTCGTTGTGTAACTGTTCTTGGTGATAAAATATACCATCTATCAAATGCTTGCAATTTTTGCCAGTAAGAATCAATTTCATATTGTCCTTTCACTAGTGGATTTTTAATCAATAGATTAAAACCATCTTTAATATTCTTTATCATCGTATCATAATAATGTTTCTTAACAATATATCCTGTTGTAGTCCACGACTTAGAAATACGATATATAAAATCCGTGACACGGGCAACAGGTGGACGCAAATTTCCAGCAAGCAATAATACATCATATTCTATATTATTCGATGTCATAAAACGACTAAATTCTGATAACATATAATTATATTGTTCTGGTTTCATAAACTGAATGTCATCTTCCACTATAACAATATATTCTAATTGTTTCGCTTTCGCCATTTCTAATAATTTCAAATGGCTCATACTACATCCAGCACGTCCATCTTTTAAACGAATCGCATTAAATCTATCATATTTCCATTTTAATTTTGTAAGTTCCGTTTCAACCAACACTTTTCTATCTTTTCTCTCTTCCAAATTAATATAGTATACATTTTCTAACGCATATTTTCCTATACCGGTTTCGCATTTCGTCCATGAAATTGGAAATAAATCAGAAGTGTTCTTTTGACCTCCTGATACACCGAACCATTTATTAGGATAACAAACGATTTTTGAATCACTTGATTCTGCCAAATAAGCACCCCACCAACTAAATGAACTATTTCCAATAATATGATGTTTACATAAACTCATCGCAATCATTTGTTCCCAATCCTCTAATTTGCTATCCGCTTTTACAAATGTTATCGATGGAAAAGTCATTTTCAATGGATTTATAAATGTACTTGTGACAAATGGAATGTCATTATCTTCGCAAAAATAGAGTATTTGCGTTTGTGCGTCTACTTGCGTTTGTGCGTCTACTTGCGTTTGCGTTTGAATAACTTTAATCGCATTTGTATAATATTCAAGTGTCATAATGGGATGATAATCTTGTAATTTGGCATAATCTCCAACACGAAAATGGAGAGAAA